GCAGCGTAACATCAATCTATAAAACCAATCAGATGTACCAATTCAAAGTTTACCTTGCAAAGACAGTTGCTTCATTAGCAATTATCTTCTGCCTTATTGGCAGCCTTGCCCTTGTTGAATTCTTAATTAATCTGTAAGATGACCTTCACATACAACGACCTAAAGTTTTGGCTTGAAGATGCCGACCTACTACCGCAGTCTTATTGGGATGCCCTTGAGGATTACGACCCAGACAACAAGAACTCTGATGAGATTCTTGCCAAGTTTCTCGGCTACGTTCACGTTGCTGACTTCTACAACTACGAGATGGACATCACCTACGTTGAGGAGTCCTACAACGAGGATGGCTACACCAATACCGTTGCTTACCCCACGACATCTATTTATGGAGAAGCCCCAAAGCTTGCTGAAGACATCTATGCCAAGTGGCTGAATTGGGCAACAACCGTAGCATCAGAAGAATGAAAAAAGAAATAGTATACATTGAGCCTAATGCCGTATTTTCATACGGATATAATGGTGACCATCTTGCAGTACTAATGCACTTTGATGGGCATAGGGCAGGGGCAGATGCTACTGAGGAGTTTATGATTGACTTCCCAATGCACGAGGATTATTATGACGCAATGAAATACTATTGCAGTCGGTACGAAGAATATATGATTAAAAAATTTGCTGAGAAATGAAATACGAAACTATCTCCCAACTGCTCCGACAACTGAAGTCGGCAGACATATCCGAATCAATCCTCAAAGACATAGAAACTATTGAGAAGGTTACCCTGCGTATGGCCTACCACGATGCCTTGCTTCGTGTGCCTTTTGACCAATGGTATGAAGCAACATTTAAGAAATGAACTTAATCGTTCAGCCCGTATCAAAGGATGAGTGTAAGGAGTGGATTCTAAAGAAGCACTATCTCAAAAGAATGACCTCTTTTACTTACTCCTTCGGGTTGTTTGATTCGGACATCTTGGTCGGTGTATGCACATTTGGCAATGCCGTACCGCTTACAATGAAGAAGTCTGTTTTTGGGGATGACTATATGGATTTAGTTTACGAACTAAACAGATTAATCACAAATGATGACCTTCCAAAAAACTCAAGGTCGTTCTTTGTTTCTCAATGTCTGAAGCACCTGCCAAAGCCAACGATTGTTGTGAGCTATGCTGACAGAGCATTTGGTCACACAGGTTACATCTACCAAGCATCAAACTTTATTTACACAGGATTGAGTCACACGCAACTTGATTGGAAGGTGAAGGGTATGGAGCATCTTCATAGTCGTACTCTGATGGATGAGTTTGCATTTCAAAAAGACCGCATCTCAAAACTCAAGGAAAAGTATGGAGACCTACTATATCAAGAGAGGCGAGAGCCTAAACACCGATATGTTTATGTCTGTGCAGCAGGCAAGATGCGAAATAAGATTATGAAGTCGGCTTTATTTGAGGCAAAGCCATACCCAAAAGAAACCAACAACCGATACGACACCTCTTTTCAACCAACAATTCAGATGAAATTGCTTTAATAAAATTTATATTTAAAAATTTGTTTACCTTTATTTAATTAACAAAACCAATCAAAATGAAAATCATAGAACTACTTGACGGAAGCACTTGGGATATGGACACAATCCTTGAGAAGATGCACGATGATGACTTTTACTACGGGGTACTCGGCAAGAACGCCCTGTCCTCCTCTGCTTGCAAGCTGCTGCTGACATCACCAAAGACGTACCATTACGTCACGAAGTACGGCAGCGAGGAGTCCGATGCGTTTGCAGTAGGCAGGCTCGTTCACCTAATGGCTCTTGAGCCGCACCGCGTAGCGGAATACGAGGTGATTGAGGTGCAGAGCAAGAATGCAAAGGCTTGGCAGGATGCAAAGGGCAAGCGTAACCTATGCACCCGTAAGGAGTACAACGAAGCTCAAAGAATCTCTGATGCGCTCCTGCGCAACGAGAACGTGCTAGGGCTGCTAACTGGCTGCGAGTTTGAAGTTCCCAAGATTGGTATGATTGGCGGCCTGCCCTTTAGGGCGAAGGCTGACATCTATGCTGATGGTTTCTTGGCTGACTTAAAAACAACAACCGACCTACGAGCATTCCCCTACTCTGCCAAAAAGTACGGCTACGATGTGCAGGCATTTATCTACACCCGATTGTTCGGAGTGCCGATTGATAAGTTCTTCTTTGTCGCTATTGACAAGGCAAGCCTTGACATAGGCATCTACTCGGTGAGTCCAGAGTTCGTGGCAGAGGGAGAGCGCAAGACCCTTGAGGCTATTGAAATGTACAAGCAGTTCTTCATCTTGGGTGAGGACTTGGACTCTTACACAATAGTAGGAACGTTATGACCGACATCGCCAAATGCACAGGCGAGGGCTGCGCCCTCAAAGAAACCTGCTACCGCTTTACCGCACCTACGGGAATGTATCAGTCGTTCTTCTTTGGCGTACCCATAAAGAACGGGCAATGTGAATACTATTGGAAAACCAACCTTTAACACCAACGAGAGATGCAAGACCAATTTATGAGGATAGCAATGGCGCAGCTCCGTAGCACCTACCCCTTCAAACCCCAACGCAGAGCAGTAGCTGCTCGGATGTGGGTAAGGTTTTTAGAGCGTAAGAATGGATAGACCATTCGTTCTAGCGTTCCACAAGCAGAACTCTGGAGTATCTCACCACAGGACATTTGCACCCTTGATATGCCACAAGGATGTAGATGTCTTTTTCATTGAGAAGATTACCGACATAGACCCAGAGATGTGGCCTAAAGTCACTCACATTTATTCTTCACGGACATTCCCTGTTGAGCCGTTTGAGGACTTTGTAAAGCTCTGCCGTAAGGAGGGCATCAAGTTAATCGTTGACAATGATGACTGGTGGGTGCTGCCTCCTACGCATCCTTTGCAAGGCTTGTACGTTGAGCAGATGAGAACGCGCATCGTGCGGTCTATGAAAGCAGCAGATGAGGTCTGGGTGACAAACAAGCACCTTGCGTCTAAAGTAAAGAAATATAACACCAACATACGAATCATCCCCAATGCCATCAGCGTACCAACGTGGCAGGTAGAGCGAGAGCCAAGCGAAGAAGTACGCTTTGGGTATATCGGAGGCAACCACCACGCAGCAGACGTAAGAGAGTCCACAATCAACCTTGAAGGCTATCAAGGGTATGTCGCAGAGGTAGATGGTTACCCGGACATTATGAAGGCAAGCCATAGGCTGCCAACGATGCCACCAACACACTACCACAAGCTCTACGAGTTCTTTGACGTAAGCCTTGTACCGCTTACGACATCCGAGTTTGCCAAGTGCAAGTCGCACCTAAAGATGTTAGAGGCAGGCTTCAGTAAGTGCGCTTTGATAGTGAGCAACACGCAACCCTATTCACCATATATCACAAAGGATAATTGCATTGCCATCAAGCACCCAAGCGAATGGGCAGGAGCAATCAAGAGGCTAAAAGAAAACCCTAACCAAGTGGCAGACCTAACGGAATCGTTATACGAGTATGTGCAGGACTTCACAATGGAAAAGATAAACGAACTGCGATGCTTTACATAGTAACACCCTGCTCACGCCCTCACAACCTAGTTAGGCTAAAACAACATATCCCTGCGTATGCAACGTGGGTGGTGATGATGGATGCTGCTACCGACTTCAAGGGAGCAACAGGCGCATCAATCACACACTACTCCACACGCACGGGTAACGCAGGCCACCCCCTACGCAATGAGTTCCTTGACTTGTATGCTGACTCTTTTACCAAAGAGGACTGGGTTTATTATTTGGATGATGACAATATCCTGCATCCAAAGTTCCTTGAGGAGTGGAACAACCTAAATGCTTTGGACTGTTCTATCGTAACGTGGGGACAAATAGGTAGGCTCCGCCCTACCGACCAACCACAAGTCGGCAACATAGACACCGCCTGCTATATGTTCAAACCATACGACCTGCCCAACCTACGCTTTGAGATGACGTATGAGGCAGACGGCACTTTTGCTCAAGCAGCATCCGAGCAAGGAACACTTATCTGCGTAGAGCAGTACCTTTGCTACTACAACGCCCTAAAGTGAAGAACCACACAAAGGTCTACCTAAAAGGGATGGGCTACACCACAACTGACTTTATCCCCTGCGAGGTATGTCAAGCCGAAGCGCAGGACATTCACCACATAGAGCCGAGAGGTATGGGAGGAAGTAAGATGCGAGATAAAATAGAGAATCTTATGGCATTATGCAGGACTTGCCACCACGAGGCTGACTTCGGAACCAAACTTAAGAAGGACTACCTTTACGAAGTTCACAACCACCATTTATCAAAAAGAGTTATTTAGTTATGCAAAGAGCAGCAATCGGTACAATCATATCAAACTTAACCAACCCAAGAATAATAAAGGATGTCAAGTTCAAGAAGCTTGTAAAGTCCATACAGGAGTTCCCACAGATGCTTGAGCTGCGCCCAATCGTAGTAGATAGCAATATGGTAGTGCTTGGGGGTAATATGCGCTTAAAGGCGTGTATTGCGGCAGGACTTAAGGAAGTGCCTATCATCATAGCAGACAAACTTACCGATGCACAGAAGGATGAGTTTATCATTAAGGACAACGTAGGCTTTGGTGAATGGGATTGGGATATGTTAGCAAACCAATGGGACAATGTAAAATTAGAAGATTGGGGTATGGATGTTTGGCTTCAGGGCACGGACATAAATGAATTAGTAGAAGATGATTTAAACTTAACAGAAGTTTTTGACCCAATAGGGGCATCAGCAGGTATGCAAAGAGTTGTATTTTTATTTGATGGAATGGAAGAGGCCGAAAGTTATTTAAACTCTCAAAAAATTAAGTATAAGAAAATGAATATGGCTTGGCAAGTCAATATGACAAGTAAAGAATTGATTTAACTTATGTCTACCTTCCCTATTTACATAATTTCAAAAGGAAGGGCATACAATCCTTTGACTGCAAAAAACTTTTTAAGGGAAGGGCTTGATTTTTACATAGCCGTTGAGCCACAAGAATACAATGATTACGTTACTGCCGTTGGAGAAAAATATGTTTTAAAATTACCTTTTTCAAATTTAGGCGTAGGAAGTTACCCTGCTCGTAATTTTTGTTGGGAACATTCAAAACTTAATGGGTTTGAATATCATTGGCTATTTGATGACAACATTACTAATTGGGCTAAATGGATAGATGGGAAGCGCAAAAAATGGAATGATATAAATACTGCCCTTAAATTTGTAGAGGCTTTAACAGAAAAACATAAAATTGATATATTAGGTTTTGAAGAACCCAACTTTGTAGTTAAGCCACCTAAAAAACCTTTTAAATTTAATTGTCACGTATATTCAGCGATGCTCATAAAAAATAAACTTCCATATCGTTGGCGTTTAAAGTACAATGAAGATGTGGATTTATGTTTGCAAGTCCTTCATAATGGAGGGACAACTGCAAGTTGTGTTTATTATATGGCTGACAAAGTAAGTACTGCAATGAAAATGAAAGGCGGAAATCAAACTGAACTATACAAAGGAAATTCACCAACAAAAAACCTACTAAAAGCCAAGACATTAGAAGCAGTATGGCCTCAATATGCTAAAACTGTAATAAGATTTGGAAGGCATCATCATCTGATAGATTGGAAAATTTTTAAAAAATAATGACGAACAAATCCGAACACATAAAAAGAGCTATCGTAGAAGCGATGGAACAATCACTTGGGGTGGTAACTACTGCCTGCAAAAAGGTAGGTATTGGCCGAACTACCTATTACGAGTATTACAATACAGACCTAAAATTCAAGGAAGAGATAGATGACCTACAAAATGTAGCCCTTGACTTTGCCGAGAGCCAACTGCACAAACAGATAAAGGAGGGCAACTCAACCGCTACTATCTTTTTTTTAAAGACCAAAGGCAAGAAGCGTGGGTACGTGGAACGCCAAGAGGTAGACGTATCTTCGGGCAAGCTATTTCAAATTGAGGTGCTTGGCGAAGATTTACACGAATAAGGTTTACAACCACCTAAAGCGCAGCGACAAGAAGATAGTCGTTGAGCAGGGCGGTACTCGTAGCGGAAAGACGTATAACATCCTGCTATGGGTGATTTTCTATTATAGCACACGAGCGACAAACAAGACCATTACCATCTGCCGTAAGACGTTCCCTTCGCTTCGGGCTTCGGTAATGCGTGACTTCTTTGAGATACTACGCAACCACGACCTGTACAGTGAAAGCTACCACAACAGGTCAAGCCACGAGTATTATCTGAATGGAAACCTTGTGGAGTTCATAAGCCTTGACCAACCGCAAAAGATACGAGGTCGCAAGAGGGACTTGCTATACATCAACGAAGCTAACGAGTTGACGTATGAGGATTGGCAGCAGCTTATTCTGCGTACTGAAGGCAGGGCAATCCTTGACTACAACCCTTCGGATGCGTTCCATTGGATTTACGATAAGGTCGTGCCCAGAGATGACTGCGACTTCTTTCAGACTACCTACCTTGATAACCCGTTCCTTGATAGCAGCATCCGAAATGAAATAGAACGCTTGCGTGATACCGATAGCGACTATTGGAGAATCTACGGACTCGGAGAACGTGGGATGAGCAGAGCCACCATCTTCCAATACGGGCAGGCAGAGATACCAACGGATGCCACGCTCTTATGTCACGGGATGGACTTTGGGTACACCAACGACCCAACCGCACTTGTGGCGGTGTACAAGTCGGGAGACAATCTTTATGTGGATGAATTGATTTACCGCACGGGTATGACCAACCCCGACATCAGCAACGTGCTAAACTCTCTTGGGCTTGATAGACGCACGGAGATATATGCTGACTCTGCTGAACCCAAATCTATTGAGGAGCTGCATCGTATGGGATGGAACGTGAAACCCACGCAGAAGGGCGCAGATAGCGTTATCGTAGGCATTGATGTACTGAAGCGGCACAAGCTATTTGTAACACCACGAAGCAGCAACCTAATTAAGGAATTGCAAAACTACAAATGGGTAGAAGACAAGAACGGCAACCTCTTGAACAAACCGATAGACGCATTCAACCACGCCATAGATGCGCTCAGATATGCAACGTATAACAAGTTGAGCCGCCCTAACTTTGGCAGGTATGCCATACGCTAAAACTAAAAGGTTATTTTAATACAATGAAACTCTTTGTACCCAACCAGATGAACGAGATAAAACTCGTTGACTACCAAAAGTTCATCCGTCTTGAGGGCGATGATGAGTTCCTTACTCGCAAGTCATTGGAGATATTCTGCGGCTTGAAGATGGATGTAATCCTCCAGATGAAAGCCTCAAGCCTCACAAAGGTGAACACTATACTTATGAAAGCCTTTAACGAACGCCCTGCTCTAAAGCAGCGCTTCTTTATCGGCAAGCAGGAGTTCGGGTTCATCCCAAGCCTTGAGGAGATAACCGTTGGTGAGTTAAACGATGTTGACCAATATATTTCTGACTGGCCTCAGATGCACAAGGCTATGGCGGTTCTGTACCGCCCTGTGACTGCTCGCGTTGCCAACCGATATGACATAGAAAAGTATGAGGGTTCAGACAAGTATGCCAACAAAATGCTTGACATTCCGCTTGATATTGCGGTAGGTGCGATGCTTTTTTTTTGGACTTTAGGAAGCGATTTGTCGCAGGCTTCCCTGAAATCTTTAGCGATGGAGAATCAGATGAGTTTAGCCCCGCTACACAATTTTCTAAACGGTGGAATTGGCTACCCATCTTCTACCAACTCTCTGGTGGAGACCCTTTGAAGTTTGACCAAGTATCACAAATGTC